CAAGCTGAGTTACCTAAAAAGTAACACCAACCCAACCAGAGCTTAAGCCGCCTTGCATGATTTGCGAGGCGCTTTCGCGTGGTTGTTTCCCAGTTACAATGCCATTTAGTGGCACTAAATAGGAATATGAATCATGAATATAAAGTTAGTAAGGGACGGGCGCTTTCGTAAGAAGGTGCTGTTTGATAGCGAGCTGGTTGGTACGATTGACCAGACTATGGAGGGGCTGTATTACGTGCATTCTCGCAAGGGTGGTGCGTCAGTGTGTCAGTCATTGGATGAGGCTGTCGGTGTCTTCACTAAGTGGGACTGGCGTAGTGTTGTAGGTGCATCACCTCTTAAGATGTTACCGACGCGTAAGTATGAGCCTCACTCAGTTAGTGTCACTAAACAGAGGTGGGCAAGATCATGAACGTATCATATATAAAAGCGTTTGCAGTATGCTTACTAATGTGTGCATCCTTCTATGCTGTATGCTTGGTGGCAGGGTCATGATCTGGTACGATTGGGTTATGGTGCTTATGGTAGGGGGTATCTTCTGTCTTGTGTATCCTCTATGTTTTGTTTTGTTTATAAAAACTTGGTTAGAAAAAGGAGAATGAGTATGTCACAAGGTGAATTTGATTATGGCTTTGTCTTAAAGCCCTTTGTAATGACCACTAACTTGAAAGGGAGGACAAGAGAAATCCTTGAAATCTTAAGAGAAGGTGACTGGGTCACAGTAGAGGAGCTTAGTAACCGTACAGGTTACGATAGGCAAGGCTCTATCTCAGCATTGTGTAGGAACCTACGCAAGAAAAAGCATGGGTCACATAATGTGATCGGTAGATATAATAATGATAGAATATACGAGTACAAATTGGAAGAGGAGAATGAAAATGCGTAAAAGTGTGAAGACCAGATGGCTTGATGCACTCAAGTCAGGAGAGTATGAGCAGGGAACTGGCTCATTAATGTTTGAAGATGATTCCTATGGTTCACGTTATTGTTGCTTAGGGGTCTTGTTAGATATTGAAAAATGTCTAGAAGAAAACCCTAAGGAACGCTGGCATTCAGAAGGTATGCCAACTAAAAAGTTCTTAAAAGTGGTGGGGCTGGACAGCGATTATGCTGACGGACTAGCAAGCGTTAACGATGACTCAAATGATTTCGATGATGTCATCAAAATGATAGAACAGGAGGTTTAAAAACATGCCTAGCTTTGAAATCTTAATGCCTGACAACAGGCGAATTGACTTGACAGAACAGGTCAAGAGTGCTAAGAGTGAGAAGGAATTGAAGCAAGCATTGAAAGATGCTATGCAAACACAACATGTAGTAGGTACTACATCAAATACAGGAGAAAAATAAATGAGACTGTACAATCCAACAGGTAGAAAGACTGAAGCACGAATAGCTATCATCAAAGATGTCATGTACTACTTCAGCTATGAGACTTGCATAGCTGCTGAAGGTACGTTTGATGGAGTACATCAACGTGTTAGGATAGCTAACAGTTGGGGGCCTATGACTGCTAAACATTTCAAAGAGCTGGAGTGTAAAGATTTCAAGATCATCAATGACCAAGACTTTGATGATTTGGTAGAAGGGAGAAGCAAACGATGACTGAAGATGAGATAGAAGACTTCGACAATAATGTATGTTCATACATCGATGAGAATATACTTCGCTATAACATAGCTGGCATGTACCCATCAAAAGATGAGTACATATTAGAGTGTATTCAAGGTGCTTGTTTTTTAATGAATACATCAGCAGAAGATGCTGATGAATCTCTGTATTACAATGCGTTTGATAAAGCAAGGAGTAGAGTAGGATGCTGAATGTATTGTCTTTGTTTGATGGCATGTCATGTGCTCGGATTGCACTTGACAAACTTAACGTACCATGTAGGTACTACGCTAGTGAGATTGATAAGTACGCAATCAAGGTAGCTAAAGAAAACTATCCACAAACTATACACATGGGGAGTGTTACTGATTTGTCGTGGAATGACAAGCACTTACACGATCATCTTAAACCTAAGATTGATCTACTTATAGGTGGATCACCATGTCAAGGCTTTTCTTTTGCTGGTAATCAACTTAACTTTAACGATTCAAGAAGTAGATTATTCTTTGAGTATGTACGCATACTTGAAGAGACTAAACCTAAGTACTTTCTACTTGAGAATGTACGTATGAAACAAGAGAGCCAAGATGTTATTAGTAAAGCATTAGGTGTAGAGCCAGTAGCTATCAACTCTAACTTAATGTCAGCACAAAATAGGTATCGTTTGTATTGGACTAACATACCTTTTGAGATACCAGAAGATAAAGGTATTGTGTTAGCTGATATACTAGAAGATGGTATAACAGATAGGGTTAAGGCACATTGTCTTGATGCTAATTACTTTAAAGGCGGTAACTTAAAGTCTTACTTTAAGAAACACCGTAGGCAATTAGTCTTTAGTTACGAGGGGTTATGTCATATAGGTGATGCTGATCTTAATGGACACGATGCAATCAAACGTGTCTATCATGCTACTGGTAAATCCTCAACACTTACTACTTGTACTGGTGGACATAGAGAACCTAAAGTTTTTGTTGAACCATACCAATGGCGTAAGCTTACACCTCTTGAGTGTGAACGCTTACAAACTGTACCTGATGGGTACACTAAAGGTGTATCTAATACACAACGATACAAGATGTTAGGCAACGGCTTCACTGTTGATGTCATTGCACATATACTAAAAAACTTGACACATACTAATAATAGTAGTAGTCTTAATATAACAAAGGAGAAGTCTAATGAGATGTCATATATGCAACTCTCAACTAGAACCAGTACAGGTGAGACAAGACAAGCATGGTGATTGGATGCCGTGCCACACTTGTGTTACAGCTAGTTGGATAGATGATAATTACAGTCGTTTGTCTGATGAAGACGTAGAGTTATTCTCTAATGACATGGATGCAGTGGGGTTACACAACAATGAACCGTGATAACTATACTAATTCTACTGAAGTAAGTAGAGGTGAGTGTAATAAATGTGACAGCTCTGATGGTAACATCTTATACGATGATGGTCATCAGTACTGTTACGTTTGTGAAACATATACACATGGAAGTAAAGGAGATACACAACACATGAATGTTGTATCAATAAAAGAGTTATCGTCATCGCCATCCTTACCTGACTTAAAAGATACTAAGGTAGGGCCACTTAAGGACAGAAAGATAGTAATAGATACTGTTAAGTACTATAAGGTACGTCTTAAACTTAAGGATGGTATTGTTACAGAACACTACTACCCTTATACTAACAGTGATGGTGACACTATTGCATATAAGAAACGTACTGTGTCTAATAAAAGCTTTATGTCTGTCGGTGACATACGTAAAGGTGTCCTATTCGGTCAATCATTATTCACTAAGGGTGGTAGGTACATCACTGTATGTGAGGGTGAGATAGATACGATGTCTGCATTCCAGATGCAAGGTAGTAAGTATGCATGTGTTGGTGTCAAGTCTAGTAGTGATGCATACAAGCAGTGCAAGAGGGAGTACGAGTACCTTGATAGCTACGATAACATCATTGTCTGTATGGACAACGATGAGCCGGGGAAGAAAGCCGCCAACATGGTAGCCTCTTTGTTTCCTAAGAAAGCCAAGATCGTTAAGCTTAAGCTCAATGACATTGGTGAGTACCTTGAGCGTAGCAAGGAGAGTGAGTTCACTCATGCATGGTGGCAAGCAGAGAAGTATCGTGCTACTGACATCATCAGTGGTCATGAAGCTGCTTACGCTATCAGTAAACAACCAAGGGCAGAGGCGGCCTTCCACTATCCTTGGGATGGACTCAACAAGAAGACGTATGGTATGCGGTGTGGTGAGATGACTACCTTGATAGCTGGCAGTGGCAGTGGTAAGACATCAGTGTCACGTGAGATAGCTTACCAAGTACTCAAGCATAATGTTGAAGCACCTATCGGTCTGCTCTACCTAGAGGAGACAGCATGGGAGACAACACGTGGTCTGATTAGTCTTGATTTGTCTAAGCCTATCCATCTACCTGACTGTCATCACACAGAGGATGAGCATAAGCAAGGAAGTATTAATACATGGGGTACTGAGCGTGTTCACTCACTCAATGATAGTTGGGAGAACAATAGCATTGACTTCATAGCTGATAAGATTAGTTACTTTGCTAAGGGTTTAGATTGTAAGCTTGTCATCCTTGATCACATATCGTTTATGGTAAGTGACAATGACAGTAACGATGAAAGGAGATCACTAGATGCTATCGCACACAAGCTTAAGGCTCTCACGGTGGAGCTTGACATCCACCTACTCATCATCGCTCACACCAAGCGAGTGTCGGGCAAACCTCTTGAAGAGGGTGGCAAAATTAGTCTGTCAGACATACGAGGAACAGCTGGTATCGGACAGCTATCCAACATTGTCATGGGTATCGAACGGAACGGACAGTCTGATGATCCCATCGAAGCCAACACTACGACTATCCGTGTAGTAAAGAACAGGTTCTGTGGTAGGACAGGTATAGCAACACGCTTGTTTTACGATGAGCATACAGGACGTATGACTGAGGTAGAGGAGACAGAAGATGACAAGTGATAGTGTATACGAAGAGATGTGGAAAGGTGCTGAAGCTAGGTTTAACTGGTACTTAGTACATAAAGTGAGAACTTGTATTTATGGTGAGTCTGAGTCTATTGAGGAGATGAAAGAAAAAGTTAAAGATATGTTCCTTGAGCAGGTGAGGTGGTCAGACTACAATGGGATAGGAGGGTCAGGAGGTTTCTCTATCCTACGTCTAGGGGATAACTATATAGACATTCGTTACACTGTAACCTCTAGTGATGTGTACTACAGTGACTACGCAGATGGCACCACCTTCCAACACTACAGAGATGAGGAAGCTAAACATTGGGGAGAGTACGATGACTAAACGAACAGTTGTCTGCGACATAGAAGCAGATGGTTTACTGTTCAATGCGACACGTATCTGGTGCATAGCTGCTAAGGATTACAATACAGGTGAGACATTCTTCTTTGGACCTGATGAGTTGGATGACTTTGCAGTCTTTGCAGATACAGTTGACCGTTGGATAGGTCACAACTTTATAGCTTACGATCTACGTATGCTTAAGAAGTTCTTAGGTATTAAGATTGGAGCACTACGTGTGACTGACACACTGTTGGTATCACGTTTACAGAAGCAAGGTAGGAAGGGCGGTCATAGCCTTGCTAACTGGGGTAAGATACTAGGGCATGGCAAGCCTGAGCATGATGACTGGTCACAGTACAGTGATGCTATGCGTCACCGTTGTCAGCAGGATGTTGAGCTTAACTATAAGGTTGCCTGTTATTTAAAGTCAGAGGGCGCACAGTTCGGAAGCGTAGAGGCAAGCAAGATAGAACATCTTAGCCAACACATTCTAGAAAATCAGAGGGAGTACGGCTTTGCTCTTGATGTACAGAAAGCTCATGAGTTGTTCGCCCTATTCAATAACAAATCTAATCAGTTAGAGTTAGAGATACTTAGTAAATTCCCGGCTATCCCAATCAGTAAGGGTGTAGTCACACCACGTTACAAGAAAGATGGTACGTTATCTATCGTAGGTCTAAGGTTTTTAGGTGAGGATGTATGGCCTACTGTTAGTGGTGAGTTCACACGTATCGAATGGCAAGAGTTCAACCTTAGTTCTACTAAGCAGAAAGTTAGTAGGCTCAGTAAGTGGTGGTCACCTACTGTACGTACAACAGGATACCGCCGCCTTAACGACAAGCTCAGAGGTTGGGGCGACAGTAAGAAGATTACTCAAGAAGAGTTCGATGACAAGCAACAGTACATGTGGAAGTTATGTGAAGAGAACTTTGACACGCTCCCTACACATGCTCCACAAGAGCTGAGGTTGCTCGGTGAGTACGCAATGTTAACTGCTAGGTATAAGGAGATAGAAGGATGGTTCAATGCTCTCGGTGATGACGACAGGGTTCATGGCAGTGTTAACTCTATTGGTTCTATTACTCATCGTATGTCTCATAACTCCCCTAATACTGCTAACATACC